CGTGAAGGTTGACTTCGACAAGTTGGAGCAGGTCGAAAAGTGGGCCATCAGTGAAGCGAAGAAGGCTTTGAAGTTCGTGTGGCAGGAAACTGGCCGCAACATCAAGTGGGACGAGGTCTGGAAGGCGGCTGCCCTCGCCCCGGCGCTAGAGGATATCGGCGTTACGCTGGAGCGGACCAAGACCGGGAAACCCTCCATCGACAAGGAGCTCCTGGGCCGGATCGATCACCCGGTGGCGAAGGCCCTGGAGCGGGCGAGGAAGATGAACAAAGTGGTCACCACCTTCGCCAATAGCGTTCGTGAGTACGAGACTAATGGGCGGATTCATTGCACCTTCAATCAGTTAAGAACAAGCCACGACTCTGAAGAGGGAGATGCTGGAGCACGGTACGGCCGCTTCTCGAGCTCTGACCCGAACATGCAGCAGCAGCCCGCCCGCGACCCCGAAATCGGGCCGCTCTGGCGGTCCATCTACATTCCCGACGGTGATGGATTGTGGGCCTGCAAGGACTACTCCCAGCAGGAGCCCCGGTGGTTGGTGCACTTCGCCGAGCTCTGCGGGCTGCCCAGGGCGGCGGAGGCGGCGGAGCGCTACCGGACGGACCCGGCCACCGACAACCACTCCATGATGGCCGAGATGTGCGGCATCGAGCGCAAGCCCGCGAAGGAGATCTTCCTGGGCAAGTGCTATGGCATGGGTGGTGCCAAGCTGTGTCGGGCGCTCGGGTTGCCCACCGAGTGGATCCACTCCACCCGTCTGAACAAGATGATCGAGATCGCGGGGCCGGAGGGGCAGGCCATCATCGACAAGTTCGACAGGGAGCTCCCATTCGTCCGGTTGCTCGCGAAGTTGTGCGAGGAGAAGGCCGCCCAGAGGGGCTACATCACCACGGTGCTGGGCCGCCGGTGCCGCTTCCCGAAGAAGCAGGACGGCTCGTACGATTGGACCCACAAGGCGCTCAACCGGCTCATCCAAGGCTCTTCGGCGGATCAGACCAAGGCGGCGGTGGTTCAGCTTGACGCGGAAAGTTACGAGCCGCAGCTTCTGGTGCACGATGAGATCGATTCAACGGTCTCTAGCGTGAAGGAAGCGGAGCAAATGGCGGAGATCATGCGTCATTGCGTTAAGGCGAATGTGCCCTTCAGGGTGGATGTGGAGATTGGGCCAAACTGGGGTGAGGCAGACGTGCTTAGAGAGTCTAATGCAGTTGATCACCAGTCGTTCCAGGGCGGAGTAGTTGGTCAATCTCTTGAATCCACCAACCCTGGTCGAAAAAGGCGTTGAATCAATAGGGGTATTTGATGCAACCGATTATGCAGACCAATACCGACGTTCCAGGCGGCGATTGCTTCCGCGCCTGCGTGGCATCGATCCTGGAGCTCCCGATCCACCACGTCCCGCACTTCTGCGGCGGGGAGGACGGCGACCACTGGTTCCAGAAGCTGGCCGCCTGGGCGCATTCCCGCCACCTGGCGGCCGTCTACAGCGCAATCGAGCCGCTCTCCGCCCCCATACCCGGCTATTGCATCCTGGGCGTGCGGACCCGGCGGGCTGAGGAGAAGGGCTACCGCGAGGAGTGGATTCACGCGGTGGTGGGCTACGCGAGGGTGGAGGGGAACGGCATGGTCTGTTACGACATTGTTCACGACCCGCACCCGAACCCCAGCGAGGTTCTGCGTGTCCTGAACGTGGTTTACCTCGTGAGGAACATCAGATGAGCGATCAGCGAGCGGACAAGTGGGACCTGCGATTTCTTCACCTGGCTGAGCACATCGCCCAGTGGAGCAAGGATCCGAGCACGAAGTGTGGAGCTGTGATTGTCGCAGACGACCGTTCTGTTGTATCAATGGGCTACAACGGCTTCCCGCGCGGGATGGACGACGACCCGGCCCTGTACGCCGACCGGGAGGTCAAGTACGAGAGAACCGTGCACTGTGAAATGAATGCTGTTCTATCGGCCCACCTGCCCGTGAACGGCTGCACGTTGTATACTTGGCCGTTCCTGAGTTGCCCGAGGTGCGCGATGCATATGATTCAAGCCGGAATCATTCGTTGTGTGGCTCCCCGCCTTCCCGAGGACAAGGTGGAGCGCTGGGGCGAGGCCCTGGAACGCTCGCGGGCCTACTTCCGAGAGGCGGGGGTCGCCTTTACCGAGGTCGACCTGGCTCGCGGGACCGTCCACCGCGAGTACGAAGGCATGATGTGTGGTAAATGAGCGAGAAACAACTCCGCCGAGTCGTGGTGAACATGCTCTCGCCACTGGACGCGGTGGCAGTCGAGAACCCCGCGTACCCCGGTACGCCAGATGTGAACTTTGTCGAAGGATGGATCGAACTCAAGGTTGCAGAACGCTGGCCGCCGCAGGGCGGGATCCTCCGCCTCGAGCACTTCACGCAGCACCAGAGGGTCTGGCTGCTGCGGCGCTGGAGGCGCGGAGGCCGTGCGCTCCTGCTCTTGAGGGTTGGACGTGAATGGTTGCTGTTTGATGGAGAGACAGCGGCGAAGATAGTGGGCCGTGCCGACAAGAACAAGCTGCTGGCGTCAGCGGCTCGGCACTGGCCGAATAGACCGTCAGGAAAGGATCTAATAAGATGCGTATTAGCGATCTCACCCGAGGGGAAAAGCTCTTCCTCGCCCGCCGCCGGGACAAGAAGAAGATGACGGAGGCCGCCGAGGCCCACGGCGTGTCTCTCCATCAGTACCGGAAGTGGGAGTCGGACGAGGGGAAGGGGCCGGACGTGGCCCTGGGCCGCCTCACGCTCACCGACCAGTTCCTGATCCTCCGCCGCCGCTCGGGCAAGACTGTCCGGGAGATCGCGGCGGAGATCGGCTGCTGCCCCTGGTGGCTGCGGCTGATGGAACGTGAGGAGGCTCCCAACGACCGACTGAAGAAGTACTGGAACCTCGCAAGCTGATGGAACCCAACTACGAAGCTTCTCTGGAGTTCCTCCGCTGGTGGGCGGCAGAAGGTCCGTGGGTGCTCACGGCGATCGACGTCGAGCGCAAGGGCATCGAAACACGGACCTTCCGTCCTGCCCAGGCAGAGGAGATGCGGAAATGGCTCGAGCACCACGGGCAGACGCGGAACATCTACTTCCACGTCAACCCGGTGCTCCGAGACATCACGAAGAAGGCCACCCGCGAGGACGTCAAGTCTCTCGCCTGGTTGCACGTCGACATTGACCCCCGCGCCGGGGAAGACATCAACGAGGAGCGGAAGCGGGCGCTGAAGCTGCTGCTGGACCCGCCGGGCGACCTGCCCAAGCCCTCGTGCATCATCTTCTCCGGCGGCGGCTACCAGGGGTTCTGGCGGCTCAAGCAGCCCCTGGAGATCAACGGCCAGGAAGCGGCCTACGAAGAGGCGAAGCGGTACAACATACAGCTTGAGATCCTCTTCGGGGCCGACAACTGCCACAACGTCGACCGCATCATGCGGCTGCCGGGCACCATCAACCGGCCCGACCGCAAGAAGCGAGAGAAGGGCCGCACCGAGGCCCTCGCCGAGCTTATCGAGAAACACGACGACCGGGTGTACCCCCTCGACCGGTTCACCCCTGCCCCGCTCGTTCAGAGCCCAGGGGAGAGCGGGTTCGTGGGTGGACATCCGGTCCGGGTGTCGGGGAACGTGGAGCGGTTGAAGGGGGTGGACGACCCCCGGCTCGACGGCGTCTCCGACCACGCCAAGGTGGTGATTGTTCAGGGGCACGACCCGGAGGATCCCACCAAGTTCGCGAAGGACGGGGGCACGTCCCTCGACCGCTCCAAGGCTCTGTTCTACGTCTGCTGCGAGATGGTGCGCGGCGGCTGCGACGACGACACCATCTACGCCGTCATCACCGACCCCGACTTCGGCATCAGCGCCTCGGTGCTTGACAAGGGGTCGATGGCCGAGAAGTATGCCCTCCGGCAGATTAGCCGGGCGCGGGAGCACGCGATTGCCCCCGAGCTCCGCGAACTCAACGAGAAGCACGCCGTCGTGCGGAACTGGAACGGCAAGTGCCGCGTGATCGAGGAGATCTGGGACCAGGCCCTCCAGCGGTACCGGCTCACCAAGCAATCGTTCGAGGACTTTCGCAACGGCTACATGCACCGAACCGTCGAGGAGCCCGTCGGGAACAACAAGACCGTCCGCGTGCCCCTGGGCAAGTGGTGGCTCCAGCACCCGCACCGTCGCCAGTACGACTCGGTCCTGTTTGCCCCTGGGCGGGAGACCCCCGGCTCGTACAACCTGTGGCGGGGCTTCGCTTGCGACGCCAAGCCGGGGAACTGCGACAAGGTGCTCGCCCACATCCGGCAGGTCATCTGCGGCGGCAACGAGGAGTACTACCGCTACCTCCTGGGCTGGATGGCGTCGGCGGTTCAGCACCCGGATCGCCCAGGGTACGCGGCGGTGGTGCTGCGCGGGAAGCAGGGCACGGGCAAGTCGTTCTTCGCCACCCACATCTTCGGCTCTCTGTTCGGCCGCCACTTCCTCCACGTCTCGGATCCGAAGCACCTGGTGGGCTCCTTCAACGCCCACCTGCGGGACTGCGTGGTGCTCTTCGGCGACGAGGCGTTCTACGCCGGGGACAAGAAGCACGAGTCGGTGCTGAAGATGCTGGTCACCGAGGACATGCTCATCATCGAGCCCAAGGGCATCGACGCCGAGATGTCGGTGAACTGTGTCCACCTGATCATGGCCTCCAACGAGCAGTGGGTGGTCCCGGCGGGGCTAGACGACCGGCGGTTCTTCGTGCTGGACGTCAGCGAGGATCACAAGGAGGACACCAACTACTTCCGAGAGCTCCGTGAGGAGCTCAACTCGGGCGGACGGGAGGCGCTGCTGCACTACCTGATGACGTACGATCTTGATGGATTCGACGTCCGCAAGGTACCGAAGACCAAGGCCCTTCAGGAGCAGAAGCTCCACTCGATGGACCCGTACGAGGAGTGGTGGTTCAACAAGCTGCGAACGGGGCAGTTGCTGGATCACCACTCGACGTGGGAGACTGAAGTTGCCACGCTGGATCTCCAGAACGACTTTATCACCTACGCCCGCGACTTCAACCTTTCCCGCCGAGGCAACGCCACCAAGCTGGGCCAGATGCTCAAGCGCTTCCTGCCGGGGGAGTATCCGAGGACTGAACAACGGGCCACGCCCCTCGAAATCAAGATGCCCAACGGGCAGACCAAGCAGGTGAAGCGGCCCTATTTCTACCTGCTGCCACCGCTTGAAGAGTGCCGGGAGTTCTGGGACCGCTCCTTCGGCGGCCCCTACGACTGGAGCAAGCCGCTCGACGAGGCCCCAGTCTTCGACACGCCCTTCTAGGCAGGCGATTATAAATTAGAAGTTGCCACCTAGCCCGTCTTGTGGTATGTTTGCCCCGCAGCATAGGCATGCGTGGCGGGTCGCGCGGCGACTGGGTTGCTGGAACCGCGAGCTTGCAAGGGCGGCCCACGGCGGTGAGCAGGTAGGGGGCCACCGCCTCTTTTCAGAACGGAGAGCACGTGCAGAAAAAGATCCAATCCGCCAGAGGCCGTTATGTGCAGGTGGCGCACATTCGGCACCAGTTCCGGCTCACGGCCCAAGAGCTACGGCAGATCCGCAACGGCCGTCGCATTCGCTTCTTCGAGAACGACTGCAAGCAGTGGTGGCGCGACGGTCGCATGCCCCGTCGGGACGGGCAACGAGCCAAGGTTTATCGAGCAGAGCGGGAGGCCAGCAAGCACATCAAGCAGCGCCGCTTCTACGACGTCGCTGAGGTTGCCCGCTACGTCCGTTCCCTGATGGAAACCAAGTGGTTCCAACGCCGCTTCCCCGCCTTCGTCGAGTGCCGCGTGGAGTATCTCCCCGGCAGCGTGGTCTGCTACGGCGGCCCGCGTGGCACCGACGGTGGGGAAGTAGTGCGGGGTCACATCCGCCTCTCGACATGGGGCATGGGCAAGCGGACCACCCGTGACAGCGACTGCCCCCTGGGCGGGGAGCTCGTCGTGCTTCACGAGCTCGCCCACGCGGTCCTGCCCTCTGGGCACGGCCACGACCGGCGCTGGGCGCGGACCTACCTCGAGTTCGTGGGCTTCAAGCTGGGCTGTGAGGCCAAGAAAGAGCTTCAGAAGCAGTACCGCACTCATGGAGTTAAGTGCTCACCGTTCCGGAAGGTCCGGGTCACGGAGGAGCACTGAGTTAGCAAGGGTTCTCGTCTCTTACAAAGGAGAAGACAAATGGCACACGAAATCGAAGCCAAAGACGTGTTCGGTGAGGTTCGGGCACGCGGTGAGCGGGCCTGGCACGGCCTGGGCGTCGAGATCCCCGACGGGCTCGGCACCTGGGA